AAAACGTATTGTCAAATACATCAATCTATGGTACGGTGGCTCTGCCAGCGAGTCTCTCGCTAGAAAGACACTTTGGTTGGAACTTATACAATCGAGACATTTTGTCAAAAATGAGGTTGTGGAGTGGTTAGGAAACATGCCTAGTGGCGTTGTTCCAACGGCTGTGGTGAATTCTATTTATAATCTCATTCAATCCAGAGTAATGTGGGCTATGGCGTACAAAACCCCAACTGCCATACTCTATTTTAGGGAACACGTCCGAGTCGTGGCGTATGGGGACGATATTGTCTATACTGTGTCAGCTGATGCAGTTGGCGAATTCAATGATGTCTTTTTAGCCCTTAATTATCACAAACTAGGAATGGTTTACACTAAGGAAGATAAAACAATTCCTACCGATCCTGTTAGAAATATTTACGATTGCACATTCCTTAAGAGGGGTTGGCGTTTCGAACCAATTTTGGGAAGACATGTTGCCCCCTTGTCGTTGGACACAATCCTGGAGACCCCCTACTGGGTGAAGGGAAACAACAGCCAGTTTTCAATTGCTGTTAGGTCCAATGTTGACGACTCATTAGAGGAACTAGCGTTGCACGAAGAAGCTGTTTATCACTGTTGGGCGCCGAAGATGATAGAAGGTTTGAGAGATAAGATGGGACTAGTACCATCTAGAACTTCCCGTAGACAACTCCTTATGAGGAGTGCGGGAAAATCTGAATGGTACCTTTAAGGTACCGTAACGTCTTGGGAGGACATTAAACTCAACCGCGTGTGTGAGCACGTTGTTCCCAACTCACAACAACTGGAGAGTCTGGTTACCCATTCTGAGAATAAAAATGCGGACAATCAAATCGAAGATAAGGCTTTCTCTCCTTAAAAGCAGTGAAGTTAAACTTACTGATCAGGATCTGCTGAGCGCTCCTCAAACATCCAGATCACCGCACGTGTTAAGATAGCTTTGGTTGGTGCTACTTTTCACGAAAATAACTCAACCCCGAAGCAAATCAAAGATATGAAATATGTTGAGAAAATGTGGCAGCATTGTCGCATGAAATTTGTTGCCAGTGAGATAGCCAGGCAGCAGAAACCTTTTATAAGTATTAGGTTTTTCCCACATCCTCAAATGGGAAGCGTAGTAGCAGATATTATTGAGGCTATTAAGGCCGGGGCTGTAGCAGGGTCGGCCGTTGGAACTGCCGACCAAACCTTTGGCAGTACTGGAGACCCATTTGTAGACTATCAAAATGACGGCAATTACCCCACGCATGGTGAAATTGACGATCAAGGCAGGACGCTACAAATACCGGATGGTATGACCATAGTTCATGAACCAAATCCCTCGTACCAATTCTCAGGAGAAATTAGGCAACCAGGATCGTCTACGGGTGAAGTCTCAAATAAGGGTATAGGAGTTTTTGAGGGAGGTCCCCCTCCCACAATTGATGGTGAAGCACAGGCCGCTGAAGGTTCATCTGAACCAGGAGCCATTGTGTCAGTGGGTGAGAATCCAAATACGGTCTCCAACTCTACTACTAGGTTTATACAACAAGCTCCCTCACAGTATGCTAGAGTAGTTAACCCTATAGGGTTCGTAGAGAAGTTGATATCAGGCAATGAATTCTGTCAAGAGCAAAGCTTGAAAGATTTTTTAGCAAAGCCATACTTAGTTACATCCGGTTCATTTACCGATTCAGATACTTTATCCACTTTCGCCAGAACGGATCTGTATGGAGTGTTATCAACAACAGGGTTGTACTCGAACAAGTTACAAGGGTACTTTGCAATAAGAGCAGATGTTAAGATTCAAATAGTTGTCAATGGCAATCCATTTGTCCAAGGTAGGTATATGTTAGTTTGGAGGCCAAATGGAGGCACAAATTCTAACAACACTCCTGCTTCTACCTCTAGGCGTTTTGACCTGTGTACTCAAACTCAGTTGCCACATGTAGAGCTTGACGTGTCTAGCGAGACATCAGCTACACTCGAAATTCCTTATGTTTCTTGTACAACACATGCCCCCATTAA